TTTTATCCATAATCTTGCTCCTAGAGTTCTAAAAGGTATTTATAATACCAAGGGGGTTTTTTGGTATAATAAGTTAATCGTAAAAGCGATAGAAACCAAAAGTAGCCTAGAGGGCGAAATGGTATGTTTGCTAAAAAGGAGATTAAAATGGCAGATTTAAAAAGTAGACTTAGAGATTTTGCTAAGTCACATAAAGACATGGGGTTAGCACCAGCAAGTGATTCAGTTGGTGTAGAAGAAGAGGGGGATTCTCGCGTTTGGATTTCAACAGGCTCATATGCTATGAATAAGCTAGTGAGTGGAGACCCCCGCCGTGGTTGGTTATCTAAAAAGATTCACGGTCTTGCTGGTGAGCCTGGGGTAGGTAAATCTTACTTAGCTTTAAGTACAGCAAGAGAAGCAATTAAAGAAGGACATGTTGTTGTCATCTATGACACAGAAGGTAATATCACTGAGGAAAATTTAGAAAATATGGGTATTAACTCAGATGAAATTCTTTATAAGCAGATTCATACTATTGAAGAGTTTAAAACCAATATGGTTAACGATGTAGAAACACTTAGAAAAGACTTTCCAGATGAAGAGATTTTAGTAATCACTGACTCTATTGGTATGTTGTCCTCTGATAAAGAGTACGATGATGCTAAAAGCGGTAAGAATGCCGCTGATATGGGCTTGAAGGCTAGAATGCTTAAGTCTGCTTCTCGTATCGCTCAGACGCTTTGTGTTAAGCAAGGAATGACAATGATTGTTGTCAACCATACATACACAAACCCAAGCTCATACGTACCTGAGCAAGTATTTTCTGGTGGTTCTGGTTTTATCTATGCATGTACTTCTATTGTCTTCCTTCGCAAGTCTGCTGAAAAGGAGAACGTTAAAAAGACTGATGATGGTAAAACATATAAAGTCCATACAGGTAACTTTATAACTGCACATACTGCGAAGAACCGTGTAGTACCTGAAGGTCAAAGTGAAAAGATTTATCTATCTATGAAAACGGGTTTAAATAAATGGTTTGGTTTATTAGAAGATGCAATTGATCTTGGTTTCTTTACACAAAAAGGAGCTAGAGTTGTGATCCATCACCTTGATGGAAAAAGTGTATTCAAAAAGCAAATATATAAAGATGAATATTGGAATCCTATTCTTGATGACCTTTCTGAAAAACTTACGGAAAAATACAAGTATCATAAAAATTCTGATATTGAAGAAGAAGAAGAATTAACCGAAGATACCGAAGAAGATATAGGAGTATTGGGATGATACATATATTGCTTCATATTTCCTTGTACGTATAATTAAAATTGTTAGGAGATATATTAATGTCATCAGGTGATAAAACAGAAGCATATATAATCAAGGGACTATTGTCTTTTCCTGATTACGCCGCGAAATTTTTAGATAAACTTGACCGAGAATATTTTAGTAGTGAGGGTGGAGCTATTTTGCGCACCCTCCAAGTTTTTCATAATAAATATTCAAAGTTACCTTCTTTAGGTATTCTTTGTGATAAAGAGTTACCTAAATACAAACCGTGTGCGAAAAATCCAGAGTTCCTTTCGGATTGCGAGGATTATGTACATTCCGCAATTTCTTTAAGAGTAGAAAAAGATAAGTTTTACGAATATCTTTGTGACGAAACAAAAGACTTTATAAAAAGGAAAAGAATTGAAAACGCATTAGTTGAATTAGTTGAATTAATGGACCAAGGCAAATCAGACGAAGCAGTTAAAGCAGTTTTAGATGCTGCTAATGTTCATTTTGATGAAAGCCTTGGTCTTGATTATTTTGATGACTTAGCTAGTCGTATTGAAAAGATGAAATCTCCAGAGTATGTGATACCATCAGGGATTGATGCTCTAGATGAGAAAATTGGAGGAGGTTGGCACCGTAAGGGGCTGATTGTATTCGGTGCTGCTACTAATGTTGGTAAGACTCTTGTTTTGGGAGATATCGCATGTAAATTAGTAAATAAAGGTTTGCATGGTCTTTACGTTTCCCTTGAAATTAATGAGAATATTTTAGCAAACCGTATTGACGCTAACCTTACTAATATATCAATGAGTGATTTATATGATGACCCAGATCGTCTTATGAGTGAAATTATGAATCGTAAGAAATTAGCAGAAGACTCAGGGGATGATTTTGGTCGATTTATTATTAAAGAATATCCACCAGCTACCATGAATGCGAATCAACTTTTATCTCTTGTTAGAGAACTAGAATTAAAAAGAAATGGATTTAAACCTGATTTTATATGTGTTGACTATTTGGGTCTTATGATACCAAATGGTAAAGGGTTTTCGGATAATACATATGGTAAGCTCAAAACCGCAGCGGAAGAACTTCGTGCAGTTGGTTGTATGCTTGATGTTCCAATCTTCTCAGCAGTACAGGTTAACCGCGAGGGATTTGACGATAGTCACATTGGATTAAACAAAACAGCAGACTCAATTGGTATTCCAATGACCGCTGATCTTATGTTTATGATTTCACGTACAGAAGATATGGCAGCCCAAAATCAAATTTATTTTCATATTGCAAAATCGCGTTATAGTAAAAATGGAGATGGGCTTTATCTCAAGGTTGACTATGATCATATGAGAATATACGATGAGAACCAAGAAACTGATATAAAGAAAAAAGTTTCATTAGGAAAAAAATTGAGACAATTAAGAAGTGGGAGTAGTAAATAATGTCACGATCACCAAAAGTAAAACAAATGACTTATGAGGAATTATCTGAAGAATTTGATATCACACCTAATAAGGCACATATTGAAGTTAAGAGAGTATATAATAAAATAATAAATAGTCTCGTAACAGATGGAGTTCCTATGTGGGACGCTGTTATGGGGGTTAGAGATTTCTTCGGGATGTCAGAAAAGGAAGCAGTTGATAAACTCAACAAAGATTTCCAAGAAAGACTCAAAAAAGAAGCTCTACAAAAATATCATGTAACTGGTTTCAGTAGACATGAAGAAAGCGAATAAACTTGGCATTGTGCTAGTTTATAGAAAGCGTATAATAACGAAACAAACGAGGAGAAAACGTTATGACAAATTTAAGTAAATTCAAAAATCAAAAGAAGAAGTTCGATGCTCTGAGAGATAGACTCAAACAGCAGCAGAACGATGAAGGTGGTAGTAACAGTTATGATGATAGCTGGAAATTCCGCCCAAAAATGAATACAGGAAGCACCAAGGATAACTTCGTTATTCGTTTCCTTCCACACATGGCTGTAGAAGACGGTGAGGGTGAATTCTGGGCAGAAGGTTTTGTACATATCTTCCAGCGTAATGATGGTAAAAGGGTATATACTCTTTGCCCTAAGCGTTCAAAGAAGGACAAGACACCTTGCCCAATTTGTGAGAAATCAGTAGGTCTTTATGATCTCGTAAATTCGGGAGCTGCATCGAAAGCTGATGAAGATTTAGCTCGTATGTACTATAAGAAGCAACGTTACTTTGCTAATGTGTTGGTTGTAAGTGACCCCCGCACTGGCGATGATAACCAAGAAGGTCAAGTACTTGTTTTCGAGTATGGACCGCAGATTCAAGAAAAGGTAACAGACGCGATTCTTGATCAAGACATCCAACCGCATAATCCATTCACTGGACATAACTTCAATCTTGTTATTAAGAAGAAGGGCGAATTCGTAACATACGAAAGTAGTCACTTTTCCATGAAGAGTGAAGAAGTAGCTGACTCAGATGAAAAGATTGAATCAGTTTTAGATAAAGCCTATAATCTTAAAGAAAAGGTATTTGGTGATACCCGTGAGTATGAGCAACTTAAGGCTCTATTGACTGGTAAAAAATCCGATGATGATGATGATGACGAACCATCAAAGAAGAAAGAATCAACACCTTCACGTACTCGTGACTCTGAAAACGAAGGAAAAGCAGAAAATGATGGTGATGATGATAACTTTGATGATGTTTCTGGTGAAGAAGAAGATGACAGTAAAAAGTCAACTGACGATGATACCGATTCTGATGATGATTTAGATATTGATGACGATGAGTTGTTTGAATAAAAATCATTGATATATGATAGAATATACCCACGGTAATTAACGCCTTGGGTATTTTTTTTTGGAGTGAATATATGAATTTATTATTAACTGGTTGTGCTGGGTTTATTGGGTTTAATTTTCTAAAAGTGTTTGCTGAATATCGACATCTCTTTGAAAGAGTTATATCAATCGACAAGGAAGGTTATGCTAGTTACCATTTAATAAAAGATTATACAAAAATATGTAATGATATAGATATTGAAATTGTATGTACAAATATTAAAAACATAAATTATACTTTAAAAGGTGATTGGATAGTTCTTAATTTTGCAAGCGAATCACATGTTGATAATAGTATTTCTAATCCTTTCGAGTTTTATTTAGAAAATGTTAATATCGTTCCTTGTATAATTCAGATGATAGGAATGAATAACATTAAAAAGTTTATTCAGATTAGTACAGATGAAGTTTATGGAGATATCCCACAAGACACCCCAAGTGTTTTATGGTTTGATTATGATCGCCCCAGCCCGTATCTACCAAATAACCCATATAGTGCATCAAAAGCATCACAAGATTTATTACTGAGAAGTTTAGCTCATACTTTTGATTTTCCAGTACAAACTATACGCCTTGCTAATCAATTTGGACCTTGGCAACATCATGAAAAGATGATTGCTAAGAGTATACTTCATGTAATAAACAATGAACCTATTGAGTTACACGGAGATGGTACTAATATCAGACAATGGACTCCAGTAGTTGACAGTGTAAAAGTTATTCGAGATGTTTTGCTTGGTAAAATTAACACACCAGTTGTTCATATTGCCCATCAACATAAACTCTATAATAATAACCAAGTGGTTTCAATTTGGTCTGATATAATTAAAAGAAAATATGATATAGAGGTAAAAACCAAATTCATTAACAACCGTAGGGGTAATGATTTAATGTATGCGTTAAAGACAGAAAAAGCAGTTGATAGTTATTTTCAAACAAGTCTTATGCAAAGATTTGAAGAAACTATTGATTGGTATTTTGAAAACCAAAACAAATTTAATAGGGATAATACATATGACAGTTAGACGAATTAATACTATTTGAAACTAAATGTATTCGAATTTCCACCCCTTATAGTGGTTTCTTTCTCCTGTTATAACTCTTCTGACAAGTTTATTGTTTTTAATTCCCATTTGCCGACAAAGTTCTGATATAATCATATAACTATTTATAAATGAAAGGTCCACATGAACAAAAACACATTATCTAAAGAACTAATAGTGGAAAAATGGGAAGGTAAGGTAAAAATTTATGATTTAACTCAATTCGTAGATAACAGAGGGATGGTCACCGAGGTATTTAGAAAAGATGACGAAGTGACCGAAAGAGTACAACAGTGTTATATTAGCGAAACAAAACCTTTTGTTCTTAGAGGACCACACCAACACCCTGGTGTTGAATGGATTGATGATGGTGTTGGGCAGTGTGATAATTTCATTAGTTGGAAATCTAAAGTTTGTTATGAATTGTTTAATTTTGAAACCAACGAGTTTTTTAATTTCACAACGAACTCTGATAAGATAACTCTAGTTCAAGTTGATACACCAATTGTTCATGGGTATAGGAATTTAGAAGAAAAAACTATACAGACAATGAATTTTCCTACTCAATTGTTTAAAGGACAATGTAAAAACAAAGAACCTGACGAGGTTCGATATGAGGAGTCGTGTCACGAAAAGAAAAAAGTTATTGTGATATTTGGAGCAACTGGTCGCCTTGGTTCTGCTCTAGTTGACGCAGCATATAATCATATTGGTTTTTATGATTATGAAGTAATTCCAATCTACTGTAAAATTGAAACTGAGAAGGAGGTTAATCCTCTTCTTACGAAAGTATTAGATGTCACAGAAGGTAAGGAAGTGTTTTTTATAAATGCTTCTGGTTATACTAATACAGCATCTAAGTCAAATGAAAACATGATGTGGGTTAATTCTGATTTACCTGTTAAATTCGCTGAATTTGCAAAAAATAACAATTGGAATTTTATTCAATTTTCTAGTGACTACGTATTCCAAAGTTCATCAAAATATAATGTAAAACTTAATGCATACACTATAAGCAAACAACTTATGGAAACTAACATAAAAAACAGTGAATACCCAGCAGTATTAGTTAGAGTCGCTAACTTGTTTTCTGACAAAGAAAATGATCTTCGCAATATGATTCAAAAATTTCAGACTAAAGTTAGGTTAAAGGAAAAGTTTGTGATCGACCCTCGTATTGTAGTTTCTCCTACTGATGTTAGTATTCTTGCCAACTTTATAGTAGACTCGATAGTAAATGAAACATTAAATACTGATAGGTTTCGATCTAATATACTTAAAGCTATTAATGTTCTTCCAGAGAACACATACTCTTTACGAGAGTTTATAACAAAGTATTATGATGGTTATGATAATATAGAAGAAAAAGAGGGACTTTTAGACCCATGGTTTGAAAAATTTAATTCTGCTGAGGCTATTAGAATTCCAAGCAGTGAACAAACCATTATAAATACCATAAAACGGACTCAGGTCCTATAAAGGAGAAACGAAATGGAAAATATAATCGAAATATTAATTCCGCTTATTCCAGGTGCTGTTATTGCACTTGTTGCACTTGGTCTTGGGTGGATCAAAGGTAAAGGATGGATTAAAGAAGGATTTATTAATGAAATTGAAACAGATGTAAGTGCTGTTGTTAACGAAGTATATCAAGAATATGTTAAGGAAAAGAAAACCGCAGCGGCAGACGGTAAACTTACCGAAGAAGAGAAGAAGCACGCTCGTCAGCTTGCTCTTGGAAAACTCAAGACTCTTGGTACTCAAAAAGGTAAGAACTATGCTAAAGAATGGCTTGTTCCTGTTATCCTTGATCTTATTGAGAAATTTGTATCTAACAAGAAAACTGGTACTAATAAATGAAGAATTTAATGAAAATCACGGCAGGTATTTTATTTGTCGTGGTTCTTTCAAGTTGTACAATAATTACTCGTGGTCAAGTAGAACTCTTACGAGACCATGCAGCACAATCAGAATTAAGGGCAAAAAATAATGAGCGACAAATCCAGCTTTTGGAAGAAACTTTGGACAGTAATAGTCCAGTTATTCAAATCATTGGGTCAGAATCAATCTGGCACAAACATACCGCCGAACTCCTCTACGGGACAGTCGGTAGACCAACCGAGTGACATATTAAAAGAAACTGCCAAAGACGTAGCTGCTGAATTTTTAGCAAGTAAAGCCGCTGGGCTTGTTTCAAAATATGGTAGCATGCTTGACTCTCTTGACCCGAAACAAAAAGAATATGCATTACGTATGGCAGAACTTAAATCAGTTAATCCTAGCCAGTTAAATTTAGAAGAGACTATTGAACTCGGTGAAGCTATTAATGAAGCTGCTAAACTTAGAGTTGAAATAAATCATGAACTTAATAGTTTTTGGTCTGAGGTTTTTGATGTTGTAGGCGAAGCTGCTGAAAAATTCGCTAATGTGGGTATACGAATACTATCTCGCACCCTCATTGGTTTTATATAATCTTGGTTGTTGTGTTATCCCTCCAATCTGGTACAATATAGTTCAAGTACCATTTGGTGGGGGTTTATATGTCTGATTATCCTTTAAGGGTTGCTTTTGATGAAGATAAGGCGAGAGCTTTTATGGCTCTTCTCCGAGATATCCAAAGAATTGGTATCAGCGGCATCTCATTCGAGGTAAGCACCGATAAGAAAATTAATATAAAATGTCAAAACGAATCGAGGGATGTTTTGAATTTTGTCCTAATTAAAGAAAAGTTATTAGAAAAATCTCAAATCACAGAAGACTTTATGTTCTCTCTTTTTGATATTAATGAGTTTGTTTCTCTTATTAGCGTCTTTAGTGACGGTTTTGGTTTGAGTGTATGTCCTGAACATGCATTAATCAAAAAGGCTCCAAATACCTTACGTTATTACGGATGTAACTCGTATTTGATCAAAAAACCAGATATTGAAAGGGAATTTGAGTGGATAACTCAATTCAATTTTAATTGTGCTGAAATGAAATCTTTTATAAAAGCATTACCTATAACGTCACAGAAGTATGTAATCATAACTGGTGAAGTCGGAAGTACTGAACTTAAACTTTCTATTACTGATAAAGATATTAAAGAAACAGCATTTGATACAACAATTGCTGTGGACACATTAGATAAAAAGGTTAGATTAGTATTTAATAAAGACTTATTAATCCCTGTACTTAAAAGTCATTTTGAAGAATTTGAAATTAGAATACATAAAATGATGATGAGGGTGGCTGGAAGTAATGATTATTTTGATCAGACTTTCTACGTATCTTCACTTGCATAATGGAAGATAAAGAGTATTATATTAGTAAATAAAAATAGTTGGAAAATAATGAAATATGTGGTATAATTACATTGTATGAATAAGAAAATAAAATTATCAGAATATGGGAAAAGAAGAAGCAAACGCAATACTGAGAAG